CAGAGAAAGGTGCATTGTGTATTGAAAGAGGAGCACAATTAATTGCGGAAGGAACTGCAACAAAACCAATTGTATTTACATCAGGTAGAACAAATGGTGAGAAGCAACCTGGCGATTGGGGTGGTATCGTAATATTGGGTAGAGCAAAAACCAATAGAACATCAGAACCAACTATTGAAGGTGGCATTGGTAGACCATTTGGTGGAACAAACGATTTGGATAATAGTGGTGTTCTAAAATATGTAAGAATAGAATATGCAGGTATAGCAGCAATGCCAAACTCGGAAATCAACGCACTAACATTAGGTGGAGTTGGTAGTGGAACAATCATTGAGAATGTTCAAACTATCTACGCTAACGATGATGCATTTGAATTCTTTGGTGGAACTGTATCACCAAAAAACTTATATGCATTCGCAACGGCAGATGATGATTTTGATTTTGATTTTGGATTCACTGGAACAATCACAAATGGTGTAGCAAAGAGAGACCCACAATTCGTAGATAATGGTGATGCTGGAAATGGTGTAGAATGTGATAACGATGGAACTGGTTCAACTGCAACTCCATTCACACATCCAAAACTTTACAATATGATTTTAGTTGGACCGAATGTATCTACTGCTTTAGCAAACCACAATTTAGGTTTGAGATTTAGGAGAGCAACTCAATTCACAATGAAGAATAGTATTATTTGGGGTTGGATGAAAGGTGGTTTAAGTTTGGAAAGTAATGAAACTGCACAATTCGTAAAAGATGGAGTTTCAGTATTTGAAAACAATTCAGTAGGAACATTTAATCCTACTTTAAACTTTATCAGTAAAGCAACTACAATCCTAACAAATGACCAATTGAAAACATTAGCACTTTCAAAGAGTAATAAAGAGATAGATGTAGTAATACCTGAATTAGATAAACCTATATGGGTTAATGGGTGGACTAGATTCCCATCAAAAGGAAATTAAAACGGAAAGGGAGGTAATACTCCCTTTTTTTATATTTATAGGTAACTAAATAATATACCTATGAAAAATATACTATTTTTATTGGCATTTATCCCAACACTAACTTTCTCACAAGTTAGCAATTGGAGAACAAACCCTCCCCAACCATCTCAACCTCAACAAAGAGTAGAAACTCCTAGAGTACAACAAAACATTCTTCAGCAAAACGAAGGGGTTAGTAGATGGAGAACACAAACCGAACCAATCAGACCAGGTCAATCATTTCCACAACAACCACTAACAAGAAGATGGAGAGGAACGCAAGCAAACCCATATGGATTAATGTGGGGAACTTGGGGATGGTATCAACCATATCCTTACATTTGGTATGATGATTTTGGATGGAGACAAAGAAGTGTAGTTAGAATATATGAAAATGGAAGGAGAGATACGGTAGCAAATAAGCCTGTAAAATTCACCATAGGAATTGGACATACTAATAATGAACAAGCTAATCTTTGGGGAACTATTGGTGGTAAGAAAGGATATTTCATTATGGATTATGTAATGACTTATGATATAGATAGAAATCAATACTATCCAAATGGTAATTTAGCTATTGCAGATTTTCCAATTAGTAAAGAGATATTCACAAAAGAACATACTCTTTATTTAGGAGCTGGTAAGAGATTCAATAAATTCGGAGTACATACAATGATAGGATTTGGTAATGAGATTCAAAGATATCAGGGTAAAGATGATTTAGGTGGTATTTCATTCCCTAAATCAAATATAAATTTTACAACAATTAAATTCGGGTTCATAAGAGATTTCAAATTCTTTAGTTTGAAGTTTGATACTGACCCACTAAGAGGTTATTCACAATTGGGTATTGGGTTGAATAATTTTTAATGAAGAAATACATATTAGGGTTTATTTTAGTAATGTTTTGCCAAATTGTAATGGGGCAAACATATACACAAACTTATAAGGACAAGTGTACTGGTGAAATTAAGGTTGCCACTACAACAATGGTAAACGGATTTGCAACTGTATCATTCTACAATCAGGTAAGAGTATTCTCACCAACCGAAGTAATGGCGGGTGCAGTTAATATTTGGATTACTGCAACTTACGCAGCTTTCAACACAATGGCATGTCCTACGAATGTGGTAGTTCAACAAACGGTACAAAACACAGTATCACAGGCAGCAGCAGCGGCAGCAGCGGCAGCAGCACAAGCAGCAGCTGATGCGGCAGCAAAAGCAGCGGCAGATGCGGCAGCAAAAGCAGCGGCAGATGCGGCAGCAAAATCAGCAAGTTCATCGGCTAGTGCATCAGCATCTTCATCGGCATCAGCGGCAGCAAGTTCATCAGCAACTGCGGCAATTCCACCTCCACCAACGGCACCTCCACCAACGGCATCAGCCCCTCCACCGGCTTCAAGTAGTAGTTCTACCCCACCACCGGCTTCCTCATCAGGAAGCAGTAGTTCTGGAGGTTCTGGGAGCAGTTCTGGTAGTGGTTCATCTTCATCTACGGAAACAAAGACTGAAACCAAAACGGAGACTAAAACTGAAACGAAATCTGAATCAAAATCGGAGAGTAAATCGGAAAGTAAGACTGAAGAAAAGAAAGAAGAAACTAAATCGGAAAGCAAAGAAGAAAAGAAAGAAGAATCAAAGTCAGAGGAGAAAAAAGAGGAGAAGAAGGAAGAATCTAAAGAAGAAAAGAAAGAGGAGAAGAAGGAAGAAAAGAAAAAAGAGGAAAAAAAGAAAACAGTAGCAAATCCAATGATGATGGCATCTGATTTGGCTGGTACGGAAGATGTGGAAGGTAAGTATGCTGTAATGATGAGTGTGGGTGTATCTAAATCTTCATTGATGGGAGATAAATCATATTCAGCTACCGCACTTATATGGAGTACCCTAAATCAATTTGCTTTAAGTGGTGGTATTACAAAGATGGATTTTGAGAACGGACAATTGAACGCAATACATTCATACGGAACTACATTTGCATATCTTAAAGGAACTATAATGAATCTTAACGGATACACTTGGATTAAACCTCACCCTAAATACGGAACATTTGGATACAATGTGGGTATAATTACTTTAATGATGGAAAATGCAGTTAGTGGTGGATATGATGTATCGTTAAGTACATCAGCAGTTGGATTTTGGATGAAACCATATTCTTATAGTAGAAAGGTTACCCTAACTCCGCAAGTATTCGTAATGCAATCCCCATTAGCTTGGAATACTGTGACTGGGGGAAGTACTGTTAGTAGAACACCTGGCGCAATGGTAGGACTGGGATATGATTACAAATTAAGTAAAAGATTTGGATTTTCAACATCTTATAAAGCGGCAATGTCATTCGCACCTGAGTTTTCTTTATTGAATAACTTCCAAATTGGTTCAAAAATGATATTTTAGAATAAATCAATATTTATACACATAAATCAAATATATTATGAAAAATTTGTTGAACTTTAAGAATATAGCAATCGCAGTATTGATTATATTCGTTTTATTGGAGTGGTTTAACCCAGGTGGAGTTATGCCAGGTAAGAAAGTATTCATAGCTGGTAAAGCATATGAAGTAATTAAGCACGAAATTGATACGGTTGATATCGTTAAAACTAAAGTGGTAACTAAGAAAGGTGAAGATATCTACCATGAAACAATCGTAGAGAAAGAAGTAATCATTCCAGCGGTTATTGATACTATGGCTTTATTAAAAGACTATTACTCAAAAGTATTATACAAAGATACATTAGTTTTACCTGATTCATTAGGTATTGTTGCTTTAAATGATACTATCTCACAAAACAAAATCTTAGGTAGAACTTTCAACGCAAGTGTTAAGCAAAGAACTATCAAAGAAACTACAATTGTAAAAGAATTACCTAAGACTAAATTATTTTATGGTTTAGAGGGTGGATTCAACAAAGCAGATTTTGTAAGTTCAGTAGGAGCTGGTGTTTTAATCAATACTAAGAAAGATAAGATATACCAATTGGGTTTAGGCGTTACTAATCAAACAACCGATGGTACAAATGGTGGATTTACTCCATACGTTAGAGGTGGTGTTTATTGGAAACTTAAATTAAAGAAATAAGATGATAAAATTAATGGGTATTGTAACTGGAAAACCTAAAGTAACTGAATCTTTAGATACTAAACAAATAGTAGCTAAGATAGCTAAACTAACTGATAGAAATGACCATACTGGTTCTGTATTAGAATTAGCAACATTTTTAAACGATACAAAGTCTGTTAAGTTATTACAGGCAATTCAAACAATACATACAATAGAAGGTTCAATGCCAAATGAACTTATCAAATATAGAAGTAGTATCCTAAAAGATTTAGTTAGCAAAGTTAAATCAAAGTATGGTTCTGATGCAGCTAAAGAAGTAAATGGAGCATTTTAATAATAAATAATATGATAAAACTTACTCAATTAAACGAAGCATCGGAAATAAAATTCAAAGAATTAAAACCTATTCAACAAAAACAGGTTGTGGCATTTCAAAAAGTAATTGGTGCAGACCATTCTCAAATTTTTGCTGGTATTCACGGAATGGTTGTAGATATTCCAGCAAGAGGCAATTTTGGAACTGGTTATCGTTTTGGAGCTGATACTCTTAAAAAATTATTAGCATTAAAAATTCGTTGGGTTGAAGCAGATGGTGATGTAATTTCAATAGGATTCTAAATGAAACTTTCAGAGTGCATAATCGTATCTAAAGAAATTAAAGATAAGTTTATCCTAGCTAAAAATAGAGATAGGGCTTATAATCCTTCTTTAGAAATTGTACATACTATCATTGATGGTGTGGAAGTTGCATATCTGCACGATTTAATAACTGATTGGAGTGAGGGTTTAAACGAAAATGGAATTGGTGTTGTAAACTCAGCACTATTAGTTGGACACGATGAAGCTGAAGCTAAGCTTGTAAAGAAAGCTGGTAAACCTGGACCTGATGGTGATAAGATGAGAAACATCATTAAGCAACCTACTTTAATTGATGCAGTACGAGCTGCACTATCATATAAGGGTAAGAGTGGATTGTCTTTGAAAGGTCATACATTTGTATCATCTACAAAACATATGGTTAGTATTGAAACTACATCAAAGCATAAGCCTGATGTTAAACTTCAAAATTCTGAATCACCTGTTGTTCGTACAAATCACGGACACATGTTCACCGATGCTGGATATACAAATGGTGAAAAATATCTAAGTTCAAAATTGAGAAAGATATCAGCTGAGAAATCAGTTGATAAGGTAGAAGATTGGAAAGCAATAGCACAAGCTATGAGAAAGGAATACTTTCCAAAGAAACCTCAATTGAATATGAAAAGAGATACGGAAGAAATGTCTACTTCTTCGCAAACGGTAATGAATCTGACAGACCGTATATTACAAATAACTTACTTTAAAGGTAAGGTGGATGAATTCAAAGGTATTAATAGACAATTGCCTGAAGGATATCAACCAAAGATTACAATCGAAGTAATCCCAATTTAATTTCAACATTTTAATAGAACCATATTTATATACATACAAAATGTAAATATATTAATATGTCAACAGAATTCGAATTATTCAAAGGTAAATCATTAAGTGGTCTTTTTGAGGATATCTATAACAACCAAGTTTCTAAAAAAACAAAGATTAGTGCTCTAATAGAGGAACTAAAGAAAATGGTTAGACACGCAGGAGACATGGGAACTTTGGGTCCTGTTATTGGTGGACTAATTGATAGTTCAGTTAGGAATGATGACCAATTAGTTAAATTAGCAACAATAGCAACTAAGATTATAGCGTCTGAAAAGAAAACCGAAGGACAGGAAGGATTCTTATCAGCATTTGAGAAAGAACAATTACTTAGAGATTTGGAAGATACTAAGCAGGAAGTTGAAAGAGTTGATGATTTGGAATTTGAGTTAGATGAATTAAAAAAGAAAATGAAATAATATGGGATTTAACGATAGAATATTACATAGTAACGCATCTGCAAAAACTAATATAAATCTAATACCCAAAAATACGGGTGTAGTATATGATATTTGTTTAGATGATTCACATGAAATAGCTAAGCAAACTAAAGGTGGTGGAGCATTTATAGGGTCTATTAGATTTAGAAACCCGAATAATTTATCAGCAGATTCATCTCAATTATCAATAGCGCACCCAGCTGATAAAAATTTTATAAACATTCCTCTAAAGAATGAAATAGTAAAAATACATGAAAGTGATACTGGGCAATACACTTATAGTAGAATTGGTAACGAAGCAAATCCATCAATATCTGCAAATTCAAATTTAATAAAAAATAAATTTCCCGAAAAACCACAAGCACAAAATACAGCAAAAAATTATAAAAGCGTAGCTATTACGGGAATTCCAAAATCAAATAAAGGAGATTCTGATTTATATAGTGGATTTGGTAAATACTACAATCCTCAAGAAAAACTTCACAAATTAAAATTATATGAAGGTGATTCTTTAATACAATCTAGATTTGGTCAATCAATAAGATTTTCTGGGTTTAATAATCCAAAAAATAGATTTGCACCAAATATAATAATTAGAAATGGTGAATCTGCTGATAATAGAAAAAAAGAAGAAAATTCAAATGTTGAAGAAGATATTAATAAAGATGGTTCAATAATAGCTTTAACATCTGGAGAATATCAATTAGGATTCATACCGGGAATAGTAGATGAAAAGGGTAAGGGTGATTTTCAAACCAAACCGGAATCATTTGAAGATTATCCAACAAAATTAATTGGTGACCAACTGCTTCTTAGCTCAGGTAGAATAATACTTTCAGCAAAAAATGCAGAAATGTTATTTTATTCAAAAAAGAATTATGGATTTATATCAGATGGTTCAATGTCAATTGATAACAAAGGTGGTATTGATATAAGTGTTGGTGATAATATTAATATTATAACAAATGATAGGGATATAAACTTTGTAACTGGAAATGGTACAATGTTTTTTGGCAGTGTGGATTTAGAAGCTATGGTTAAAGGTGAAACTTTAGTAGCTTTATTAGGTGAGTTGATTGACGCAATAGGGCAACAGCAATATTTAACACCAGCCGGTCCATCTGCACCAGGCCCAATAAACGCACCTGATTTTGGTATGATTAAATCAAAATTGAATAGTATTTTAAGTCAACGAAATCAATTATCATAAGATGTCTTGGGTAACATTTAAACAAAATATAATTAGATTAAGTGAAAATCCAAATGCAATTGGTGATATAGATTTGGTAGCTAAGACATATGCGCAAGAATATGATGCTTGTATAAAGAGGGGAACTGATACTATTAGTATGGCAAGTGTAAAGCAGGGTAATGTGGAAATGATGAAAACCTTATTTAAATTTGCATTACAACAAGGACAAGTATCACCACTACCATATGATTTGGTTGGTGCTATGGGTAGTGGTGTGATTGCATATTGGAGCTCGGCAGTTTTAAATGAATTTCCAATACCAATAATACCAGCACCTGGTACTGTTGGAAATATTGGAGTTTATTATAATATGGTAATTAGTCCCGGCATATGGAAGCCTGCATTTATAATCCCACCTACAACTACACCAAAAACATTAGTTGATATTTTTGTATTTTGGGCACAACAACATTTAGCAACAGTAACTGGATTAATTATTACAAATTCATTATATCCTCCACTTTCCACACCTGCTCCTGGTGTAATAAATTGGACTGGATATAAAGTTCCCAATGTTACTGCTAGACTAGGTGCACCCACTTCAACTATGTTATTTGGTGGTGCAACCGTAGTCTATGATGGAAACACATTATCACACAAAGGTTTCCCAGGTTGGCATAGTGGCAATGCAGTTGATATTTTTACAAAGATTGGTACACCATGTTATACACCAATTGGTGGCATAATAGAAGTAACATCAGATTATGGTCCTACTGTAATTGTTAAAGATGGTAAAAAATTATTCGGAGCGGGAATTGTAATACGAAGTGAAGATGGTAGAAAAATTTATATGACACATTTAAAAAATATGCCAAAGAATATATTAACGGGTGGTGGTAAACCTATTTTAAAAGGAACATTTGTAGGCGAAGTAATGGACTTTCCGGATAGTAGTGCTGACCATTTACATATAGGATTTATAGATGGTACTAGTTTTAAAGATTATATGTTATTGGATGGTAAAGGAACATTTTTGTAATATAATCCCAAAAATACTTAATTCAAATATTTATAAACATAACAAAACAAAGAATAGAATATTATGGACATGGATAAACTATTAGAAGCCATTCAAATTCTTGTTAAAGAGGAGCTCAAAGAGCAATTACCTGCTTTAATTAAGGAAGGTGTGAAGGCTGAAATGAAAAAAATGCTATCTGAAACAAAAGTAGCACCAAAACCACAATCAAAGGGTATTTCAATGGCTAAGGCTATTTTGGAAGAAGAACCAATACAAGAATCAGTTCAAACCAAAACAGCACCAACAAAACAATACAGCAAAAACCCAATGATTAACCAAATACTAAATGAAACCAGAGGTGGAATACCACAAGGTGATGGTGGATTTAGAACAATGAATTTTGGACAAGGTGATATGGGTTCAATTGTAGGTAAAACTGCAATAGCTGAAAAAATGGGATATGGTGAAATGACTAAAGGACCTTCTCCAACTGGATTGGGGGTAAATACTGGAGTAGCTGAAATTGATAAAGCATTGAATAGAGATTATTCTGAACTTGTAAAAAGATTTAAAAAGAAATAATGGCAATAGTATTAGGTAGTAAATTGGTAAAAGATACAGAAAAGTATAATGATTGGGCCATTGGTGTTGTATTGCCTATACAAATAGGTAATACTGGATTTAATCAATCATATACAACTGCTGTACAAACAAAATCAAATATAAAAAATTTATTACTTACTAAGAAATATGAAAGATTAATGCAACCAAATTTGGGAAGTGATTTGCAAAAAGTATTGTTTGAAATGAATGATGACAGTTTAGAAGAAAAAATAGAAAATGCAATAAACAATTCAATGGAAACTTGGTTACCATTTGTAACTATCGAAGATATATCAGTAGAGCAAACAAATGAATTGAAAGATGCTAATCAAGTAAATGTTTCTTTAAAATTTAGAATAGATAACAGTGTTAATTTGGAAACACTATCATTTAACGTTCAAGCATAACAAACATGGCAATCAATACAATAAATAAAAATTTTAAAAACAAAGGTAAAGATATTAAATACCTTAATAAAGATTTCTCTACATTTAGAGCTAACTTAATTGAGTTTGCTAAAACGTATTTTCCAAAAACTTATTCTGATTTTAATGAAACATCACCTGGTATGATGTTTATTGAAATGGCATCTTATATTGGTGATGTATTGGGATACTATATAGATGATACTTTAAAAGAATCATTAATGCCGTTTGCTGAGGATGAAACGAGTATGTTAGCATTAGCACAATTTTTAGGGTATAAGCCAAAAGTAACATCTCCTGCAATATCTACATTATCTGTATATCAATTAGTACCATCAATAGGAAGTGGATTTAATAATAGGCCTGATTCAAAGTTTTATTTGAGAATCAAAGAAGGTATGGCGGTACAATCACCTAATGGTATAGAATTTAGAACAACGAATCTTGTTGATTTTGAAGATGCAGCTGATAGAGAAATAACTGTATATGAAAGAGATGCAAATACTGGTGAACCTGTATTTTATTTAGCTAAAAAATATGTACAAGTAATTTCGGCAGTTGTAAATGAAAAAGAAGCATCTTTTGGTAATTATCAATCTTTTCAAACTATTGATTTGGAAGATACTAATATAATCTCTATATATGATGTTAGGGATTCTAATGGAAACAAATACTATGAAGTACCTTACTTAGCACAGGAAATGGTATTTATTGATTACCCAAACACAGAAGCAAATGACCAAGAATTATATCAATTCAAATCAACTGTACCATATATTTTAAAAACAATTAAAACTGCAAAAAGATTTACTACAAGAATAAATCAAAATAGTACAACAACAATTCAGTTTGGAGCAGGTGACCCAACGGCAAGTGATGAACAATTGATTCCAAATCTTAAAAATGTTGGATTGGGTTTACCAAATTCTATAAGTAGATTGGAAGAATCATTTGACCCAACTAATTTCTTAAAAACAAAAACATACGGAACATCTCCATCAAATACAACAATAACTGTAAAGTATTACGTTGGCGGAGGTGTTGCATCAAATGTATCACAAGGACAATTAACAAAAATATCTGGAATTGAATTTGATGATGATATATCGGCATTTAATGATGCTGATAGAATAACATATAATACTATAAAAAACTCTGTAGCTGTTGATAATGAAATTCCAGCTACTGGTGGTAGAGATGGTGAAACATTAGAAGAAATTAGACAAAATGCATTAGCAAACTTTGGTGCACAAAATAGAGCAGTAACTGCAAAAGATTATCAAATTAGAGTATTATCATTACCTTCAAAATATGGAGGAATAGCAAAAGCATACGCTGTTGCTGATGGTACGTTAGATAATAATTCACCAGCGTCTATATTAGCATCTCCAAATCATTTGCAAGAATTTACTGATTTGGTTATGAGTTTTGTTAATAAGCCAGATTCAGAAGAACCAACAGAAGGAAGTATAAAAGAAGATATTACTAAATTTTTAATTGGTAAAACTGCAAATGAAAACGAAAAAAATAATCCATTTGCAATTAATTTATATTTGTTAGGATATGATTTATTTGGAAGATTAGTACCACTTACTAGAGGCGTTAAAGAAAATGTAAAGACTTATTTAAATGAGTAT